CTTTAGATAGCAGTGTTCAGCAACAAGTTGGCGCTTAGCCTTCTCGTTAGCATACTTACAGGTTCTTACTCGCATCTCTGTGTGCGGGTAGGTTCCTTTGGGTTTTAGCATAAACAGCACTAAAACAAGGAATAAATAATAATGGAGACATTACAAATAATTTTATTATCTATTGTGTTACTATTAATACCTGTAATTGGCATATTGTCTATTATAGTTGAGAATCAAAAGACAGATAACACTGCACTTATGGATACAGCACATATAAATGCTATTCTACAGGACTCACTTGAGTTAATAGCAAATAACACAGAAGAGAATGCACAGGCAATAGCCCAAGAAACTCTTGAAGCTATATCTGTTAATAATAATAAGGAATAAATAATACCAATGAAAATATATATCGTATACTCTAACTCTGTTGAATTTACAAAAGCTAATGAGATGTATCTTAGCCCATGTATCCAAGCTATCTTTAATGATAAGACACAAGCTGAGCGTTATTCTGATGAACTTACTCATCGTATGGACTCTGGTTATTATTCTGCTGAAGAATATCCTTACATCAAATCTCATGATGTTCGTGATAAACATAACTATCTAAATGCTATTTGTCCACCTAATAAAAAGACAACACTTAACGCAAGTGGAGCGGTTCCCTTCACTGGGATATTATTAAATAATAGCACCTTAGTCTCATAAAGAGATATTTCCTTGGTATAGCAATCTCTTGTAACGCTAGTTACTGCTAAGGTGCTTCCTTTTATATAAATATTAACAAAGAAAGTTTAAACAAATGAAATTAATTACTAGTAAAACTTTATTACATACAGAATCAGAGGGAGTAACTGAAGATGAGTGGCCTGCTTTAAAGATAAAACTATATCTTGCTATGAGTAATCATAAAAAAGCAATAGGTTTAGCTGCTATTCAAATAGGTATAAAGAAAAGAGCTTTTGTTATAGCAAAGAATAATGTATTAATATACTTTAAAAACCCAAGATACGTAACTGTTAGTGGGTTTGTTACAAAACATACTGAAGGATGTATGTCAATACCTAAGAAATCTTTTTCTGTAGATAGATATGATACAGTAAAAGTGCACGATGATGTTAATGGAACCCAAACATTTAACGGGTATTTAGCATATGTAGTACAACACGAACTAGACCATTTAGATGGTATAACTATAGAAAGAAAATAATATGAAATGTATTAAATGCGGTGTAGATAAAGTTGAAGTAATTAAAAGTGTTGACAATCTTATAGCAGATATTGCAACAATGAGAGAAGTGATTTTAAATTTGCAACAAGAAGTAAAAAAACAATCGCTTATGGATTTAAACAATCTTAATGTGTATTATAAGAAAGATACAGGTATATAAAATGCTTTCAAAAAGACTTAAACCAGACGAGTTAATGTACGAATGTGCGATGGGCATACTCGCTATAGTAAACTCAGGAGGATGGGAAAGTGCTGATAGATACTGGGATGACTCCTTTAATGTTGTCCTTCATTTGCAAGCACATCTAAAAGCTTTACAATCTCCACTTAATATAAAGTTACGAAGATTTATGATTGATGGTGGTTATATAACTAATGAACCAAAGGAAAATAATAATTGAAAAACTTAATTAAAAAAACTCATGTCTTTAAAACTTGGAGTCCTAATAAGTATATGGACACTATAAACTTTGAAATAAAAGAAAAAATTACTGAAGAACTAGCAGTAAAGATTCAAGAAAAATTAGGTTGGGACCCTTGTGGTTATGGTATGTATTCTTTGCAGTATAAAGATGGTAAAACTACTTGGAACTGTCAAAGTTCTTGTGACTAACATAAAGGAAATTTAAATGAGAAATTGCAATTCATGTAAAAAAAATCAATCTGATAACAATTTTGAAGCATATTTAACTAAAAGCTTGAGAAGTAAAACTTACTTAAAAAGAAGTATTTGTAAAAACTGCAGAAACGACTCAAGGCCTGGTGTAAAAGCTGAAATAATTAACAATGGATTAAAATTAAAAAGAAAAGCATTTAAGCATGATTGCCCTGAAGGACTTAAAAAGGGAGGCTTTACAAGTCTTTATAAGTCATCAGATTGTGCTATAGATGAAATGTCATTAGATTATTCTGAATTTGAAGACATACCTGATATAACAAGTATAATAAACAAAAAAAGAAAAGGAAAGTAAAATGTGTGATATGTATATTAATGAGGATATATGGGAAAGATACGCTGAAAGCGTAGCTTGTGAAGATATGGAATTAACTGAAGTAGACACTGATGTTAATATAAACGAAATAAACAATATATTATAAGGAATACTAAAATGTTAGGATTAATTGAAGATTGTAAAAAAAGTGTTCAAGCAAAATTTAATATAATTAAAGAATTGCTTAAAAAGAAGAAAAAAGTTACTAATAAAGAACAGAGATTTTATAATCACTATATAAGTTCTGCATTTAACAAAAAAAAATAAAACATAAAGGAATAGTAAAATGTCAAGATTAAACTTAGAAACGTGTACATTGACAGAAATGGAGCAAGAATGTCAAGAAGCAGAAGGAACTACGTATGGTCATAATATAATAGGAATAATCTGTAGAGTTGCTGAAAAAAGATTTAGCAAAAAAGCAGCTGAACAATTATTTGAACAATATCAAGGATAGGAGTAATAATGAAAAAGTATCAACAAGGCGATGTAGTATTAATGCAAGTAACTAAAGAACAGTTTGACTCAGCTATGAAGGCAAGCACCTTCTACAAAGTAACATCAGAGGAAAGAAGTGATAAAAGACATGAACTAGCTTATGGCGAAGAAACAGGTCATTGTCATGCTATTTATTTTGATGAAATGCTTGATAAAGCAGAAGTTACAGTATATAGAGAACTTAAAAGTGCTTATTGGAGAAGTCAATCAGATGTAGATAGTGCCTTAGGTGTTATTGTTAAGTGTGATGATGCAGTCATTAAACATGAAGAACATAATCCAGTAGCATTACCTAAAGGTTATTATCTTCAAAGAATAGTTAAAGAATATGACCCTCTTTCAGGGTTAGTTAGGAGTGTAGTAGACTAATGGGACATTTAGAAACTAAAAATAATATTATTAATTTAATAGATAAAGGTAAGTTGGGTCAATCTATTTCTTGTAGAGGTGGATTTGGAAGTAGTTATTATCGATTTATATTTATAAAGCTAAAACCAAAACAACTAATAGTATATCGGGGTGCTGGTTGGGGTTCTATTCCTAAACCTAGTCGTAGCTATCAAGACCCTAATCATAAAAATACTTATGGAGATTCCCCTCTTGCATTCATTACTAAAGATACAATAACCATAAATACAAATTATGACCTTACAAATAGATGGTCTGGACTATGGGAGGTTGGTTCGCTTTTAACTATAGGCGAATTTGACTCTTATTGCACTAAAATGATACCAATTAGATTGCGATGGGGTATAAACAAGAATTACTTTGATTGTAATAATGGTAAGTTCTTGCCTCAAAAGAAAATGGTATTTAATTGGGATGGAGACTTTATTAATGCAAACAAAGCTAATTTAAAGAATACACATGATTGGCTTGAATCTTTACGCATTCGTAAAAATAACATGGCACAACGTAATAGGGATGAAAAGAAAGCTGTTGCTGAGTTTAAGTATAGACGTGAAGAAGGTATGTTAGATGATTGGGATGCAAGTAAAGCTCTTTCATTTAAAAATGCACAACTAAGACAACAAGCTATAGAAGAGGTTGGATTAAATAGAGTTATAGGGAATTTAAATTCTAAAGTATTAGATAAAGATACTATAGATGGTAGACCTTATGAACTAGTGCAATTTACTATTCTAAATGAAAACTTTGATTCATTGAGACCTGAAAATCAATGGAACAAAAAAGAGTTATGTCTTACTTATCTTAAAATGACCAATCCAAGTACAGGAGAATATCATCTTGAAGGTATTGCGTTAAAAGAAGATAATAATTGGGATTATGCTCCAGAAGAAACAGTAAAATGCGCTTTAGCTTGGCGTGATGGAGAAGTAAAAAGGAATCCAGATAAAGAATGGAGTTACACTAAACCTGAGATATTAACATAATAAGCTAATAATATTGTTATACTTTTCAGAATTTTATAAAAAGTCAGGAGGCTTTAAAACATGTTAAGTATAATTAAAATAGTAACTTATATCGCCCTATTCGCTTTTAGCGTTATAGGGTGGTATTTGTTGTTAGAGTTTATTGATTATGTTATTAAAAAACTATAGACAAGAAAGGTATTATGATGAAAAAAGATAATTTTGATAGTTTATTCAAACTTATAATAAATGCAGTAAAAAGAACCCGTGATGATGGACAGAAAGAATATGCACATACAGAAAGTAATGTATTTGCAAACTTTGAAAGAATTTCTAATAATTTAGATATTTCTAGAGAGCAAGTATTAATGGTTTATTTACTAAAGCATATAGATGGTATTAATGCTTGGGTAAAAGGACATAAATCACAAAGAGAAAATGTTCGTGGCAGGATTAAAGATGCCATTGTATATTTGTGTTTGCTATGGGGTATGTCAGAAGATGTTAAAGAACCATTAGAACGAAAAGAGTAATATGGTAAAAGATATGATTAAAGAAGAAAAAGATTTGTTAAATACACTTGTTACTTTAAAAAACTTAATAAAAGATAACGATGTGTTTGTAATGTCTGGAATGATAAAACCTTTAGACAAACATATAGAAAGGTCTAATTATTTAATTAATGAATTATATAAGGTATTAAGCAAATGAAAACAAATAAAAGAATTTTTACTGAAATAGTAGAAGAAAATAAACCTTTTAATGATGGCAGTTACATTATTTGGAAGTTAAATTATGAAGAACATGCAATAAAACTTGTTCATAAAAATACAAGTGGAAATTCTGCAGTATTAGGAACTATTAATGTTAATGAAGATACAATAAATATTAATATTGCAGGTACATACACTATAAAGTTAATAAAACACATTGCGTTGCATTACGATGAAATTAAAGAAACTTTTAAAGACCAATAAAGTCTTTTTAATGTGAGTTAATGTGATGTAAATTACACAATGGAATTAGATGTCCTCGATTATATAATAGATACATACGAAGAAACATATGACAGACTTGTAAAGACAGGAGTCGGTAATAAAACCGAATTTCGCACAATAGTGTCGCATCGTCTGCTTGATAATATTCGTGACAGAATGACTACGCTTAAGATTCAAAGACTCAATCTAATTTCATCACCCAAATAACATACAAGTAAAGGAGAGTTATGAAAACTCTATACCTCGACTTCGAGAACGGATACAAGTCTCTCGGAAGTAAAGACGACATCTCTAAGATATTCGGATATCCTTTGTTGCAATATGAATCTTGGACAGATTTTAAAGTGCTTCTTGGTAAACTATTTGTTAGAACAGAAATGTCAGAAAAAGTAAAAATTGGTAGCCTTGAAGTAGACCAAAAGGTTATTAAGTGGCAGAAACAAAAAGGCGTAGAACTTGATTGTATAATCTTAGATACTATGACAGAACTTGTAAANAAGTATCAAAGACAATTAGCTGGGCCTAAAAAGAAATTGCAATTACAACAATGGGGAGAAATGAAAACAGAGCTAGATACATTTATGGCTCTTGTTAATTCTATACCTGTATCTGTAATATGTAATGTCCATGGAAAACTGAAAGATGACTCTGAGAATAATGTTCTTAAAGTAATGCCTAATATAGAAGGTAGTACTAAAGAGGACTTAGGCAAATGGTTTGATTTTGTGCTTTATACTAAAGTAATAAAAAATGCAAAAGGCGAGCGTTCTTATATATGGGTAACAGCCCGTGATGAGAAATATTGTCATGCAAAAGATAGAAGCCAAGAACTACCAGAAGAAATGCCTCAAGATTATAGCATAATAATGAACATCATAAAAGCTAAGGGATGGGAAGGTGCTAAAATCTTAATTATCGGAGACCCAGGTTCAGGTAAAACACTTAGCTTAAAAACAATAAAATAAGAACAGGAGCATATATATGTTGAATCTTAAAGTAAATACAAGTGGAGCTAACTTTGAAGAAGGTTGGCATGAAGTAACAATAGCATCAGCAGATGCAGGAGACTGGAATGGTACAAAGTATATCGACCTTAGATTTACTGACTATCCAGAATCAGTCAAATGTAGAGTTTGGTCTGCTATAAACAAAGAAACAAAAGAAGACTTTGGTCTTGGTAACTTGTTTTATTATGCTATAGCAGGTATAGAATCATCTGAAGATGGTAATGTACAAATTGACGATAACCCTAAAAATCTTATTGGTAAATCATTAAATGTATTGTTTTACAAAAAAGATAATGGTTATACAGAAGTTGTAGATAGAGTAGCTCCAGTTGTATCTCCTGAAGATGCTACAGGTCCAGTAACTTTTACAGATAGCTTTGTTGCTAGTGTTAAAAGTAAGGCTGAAACTCGTAGAGATAGCAAGTTAGGTGTATCATCTAACGGTGTAGCTACAGCAGCAGGAGACGGAATGCCTGTCTTTTAATAGATAGTAGTTCATGATAAATGGTAAAGAGCCTGCTTAAAGTAATTAAAGTAGGCTTTTTTGCCTAAACTATTAAAGGAGTAATATGATAAAAGAAATGGCACACGGCTTAGGCAATAGGCACCATTTCATAGAAGAAGCAAAGATATCTGATTGGTATGGAACACCTTCAGATACTTTTTGTTCTTTATATGATTATGACGATGATGTAAAAGAATATGTAAAACAAAAAGGTAAGCTATCTGGATTTGATTCTAAGATATATATGCCTTCTGAATTTCTTTTAGATATCGATGGTGCAACTGTAGACGAAGCTAGACAAAAAGTAATAGGACTAACAATTCTTTTAAATGATTTAAATATCCCTTATAATGCATACTTTTCAGGTACTGGATTTCATCTAGGTATACCTGCTACTTGCTTTAGATGGGAAGGAGCTAGAGATTTACATTTAAAAGTAAAAGATGAGTTAACTGCAAAAGGTATCTTTGAGTTTGCAGATGTTTCTGTAACAGATAAAACTAGAATAATTAGATTGCTTAATACTAAAAATAGTAAATCTGGGTTGTTTAAAGTTTATCTAAAACCTGCAGAATTACATTTACATCCTGATGAAATAATTGCATTAGCTAAGTTTCCTCGTAAAGAAATGCCACGAGAACTTGAATGCGATGCAGTATTTGATGTTACAACTAGAAAGAAGTCTAGTTTAAAAATATCAGTAAAGCCTGAGCAGATAGGTAGAAGACCTGACCCTGTTGAGTTCCCATGCATTCAAACTATGCTTGATGGAGTTGGCTTTGGCTCAAGACATCAGATTGCACTTGTATTGTCTTCTCATTTTAGGTGGAGATATCCTGAAGAGGTAGTTAATACCATTATGGAGCAATGGCGTCAGAAAGTAACAACTGAAGAAAAGCCATTTACTGCTAATGAAATGAAGCGATTAATTAACGATACTTATGAAGGCCATGGTGGTGCTGGTTATAAGTATGGTTGCAGTAATGTACATATGGATAAACATTGTCAAGCAACATGCAAACTTTATAAGTCAAAGAAATCACAAAATGCATTAAGTGCTGAGGCTATGGAAGATATGTTAATTAACTTTATTAAATCTAATGTTAAGCCAATAGATATAGGCTCTTTATATGGAAAGAAATTTCCTATATATCCTGGAGAAGTAGTAGTACTTCAAGGTCCTCCTAAATCTATGAAGACTATGCTTTTACAAAACTGGTTAAATGCATTAAAACGACCTACTTATTTCCTAGAGTTAGAGATGTCAGCAAGACAGATGATGTCTAGGTTTGCAATGATGGAAACAGGTATGGAAGAAGATGAGTTAAACAGGTATTTACTAGGTGGTGGTAGAGTTAGCGATAAGTTTAAGTGGCTAACAATAGACTACTCTCCTTGTAAAGCTTATGAGATTCAGAAAAGAATCCAAATGCAACCAATAAAACCAGAGATAGTTGTAGTAGACCATATGGGTTTGTTTCATTCTAATCATAAAGATAATAATATGAAAGTAGAAGAAGCATCTCAAGCCCTTATGGAACTTGCTACCCAAAATAACATCGTTGTATTCACAGTCTCAGAGATTGGAAAAGAATCTTTTAAAGAGGGTATGAATATAGCATCAGCTAGAGGTTCCTTTAGAGTAGCTTACAATGCAAATAAAATACTTGGTGTAACACCTAAAAAAGATAATGATGGATTAGTTAAGTCTCTAACAGTAACTACTATTGCTAATAGAGAAAGAGAATCCTTAAACATAAAGTTAGATGTTAATAATGTTATTTTAACTGCAGCACAAGATAAGCCCAGTCAACCAGTAACCTTAACAACAGCAAAGGAATACAGATGAGTAGAAGTTTAACTGATATAACTCGTGATTTATTGTTAGCTAACCAAGAATTAGATATATTTAATTCTGATGAGTTAAAAAATAAAATAGATGAGCTTAGATTAGAACAGGAAGGAAAGGAAGATGGTTTATATTTCTTTTATAAGAAGTTTGATAAAGAAATAGAGACCTTTGTAGAGCAAATTAATAAAGCTAAGAATTATGTTAAGTTCTTAAAGAAAGAGCAAGAAAGAATGAAAGCATATGTAGTAAGTCAGTATGAATTGACTGAAGCTTTGCCTAAACATTCTGCTTTAAACCCAATAAAGGTAAGGAGTTCTTCAGGGTCTGTAGATGTTATTGACGAAGACATAATCCCTAAGGAGTACTTTGTACCTATGACAACACTAAAGCTTGATAAGAAGCGTGTTTTAAAAGAGTTAAAGGAAGGTGTTGAAATAAAAGGTGTAAGGTTAGTCAAATCAGACTTCGTAGTAGGACTTAAATAATCAACGGGGCTTTAGGCCCCTTAGCGAAAGGACAATAAGAAATGGGAGCAACATTAATTACATCTAACGTGGTAACAATAGAAAGCTTAAAGGAAGTGGAACTTCCTGAAAAGACTCATTCTTACCAACCAGTATCTCATATAGATTTTATAGATAATGTAAAAAATATCGCAAATAAAATGTTACCTGAGAAAACTCTAGACACTGAAAGTTATGGTACTGCAAGAGATGGAAAGCAATTATTCGGTACTATGACCTTTAGAAATAATGAAGACACAGGACTAAGCCTTAATGATATGATAGATGATGTAGGTTTATCTATAGGTATTCGTAATTCTTACGACAAGTCTATGTCTCTTGGTATGTGCGTAGGAGCTACAGTATTTGTTTGTGAAAATCTTATGATGAATGGAGAAATTACTGTAATGAGAAAGCATCAAGGTCGTATATTAGATGAGTTAAATGCATTGATATTTAATGCACTGATGGGGGCTGAAGATAAATTCCAAACTCTTCATCATGACGCAACAGTAATGAAAGAAATAACTTTAAGTGATAAAGAAGCTTACAGCATGTTAGGCAGACTTTATGGTTTTGGTGTTATTTCTGAAAGACAACTGCCTATAGTAAAAAGAGAATGGACAAAACCTTCTCATGCTTCTTTTGACAATAACAGCGTTTGGACTTTATATAATGCTGGTACTGAGGCATTAAAGAAAACAACTCCAATGAACCGAATGAATAAGCAAATTAAATTGCATAATACATTTGAAAAAGAGTTTTCATTCTAAATCAATAATAAAAACAAATTAGCTGTTAAAAGCTAATGGCTAATAAATAATATCCAAAGAGAGCCACATTTCATTCCAATTTTCAAAGTGATGTAAGGATTACAGAGAAGAGGCGTGCTGACCACGAATTAGCTAGTTGGAGTGTGGCTATGGATAAAATTAAGGATAATATGAAAGAAGAGATAGAAAATTACCTTAAAGGAGTTGAAAAAATAACACCTGTAAAGAAAGACCATGGATTAAGATATTGCACTAAATGCAATCATACATGGGAATACTGGTGGCAAAGTGGTAATAGTTTTTTTCAAAAGTATAACCATATGCCTACTTATGGCAAAAAAAGACAGTTATGCAATGATTGTTCTGGAAAACCAACTAATATCAAAAGGAGCCGATAGTGAAATTAATTATAGCATTATCTATAGTATGGACTATTGTAATAGGCAGTATAATATATTGGGATTTAAATAATTATAATTCTATATATATTAATAAAAGCGACTGTTGTAAAGCAGATATTAGAATCTACCACAACAAACCTATGTGTGTTAACTGCAAGTTATTTTGTGATGTAAAGGCAGAGCATAAAACAAAAAGGAAAAGATAATGGATTTTTTAATACCAGTATTTATATTTGTATCAGTAACCTTAACATGCTTTGCAATTGCTGCATTGCTAGTATTTACTATAGATTGGTGGGATAAAGATGAGTTTAAATAAATCAACAGACTTAAAAGAGTTAAAGAAATTTGATATAGATTTACAATTTGGACAACAATGGGAAAAATATATTGATGACCTACTTAATGGTTCAAGTAAAATAGAAGTAAAAACAGAAAAAGACATTTGGGCTAATACTGGTAATCTTGCAATGGAGTATCAATACAAGGGCCACGATAGTGGCCTGAAGGTTACTGAATCAGACATATGGATTGAAAACTTTGTAAAGGATGGAGAGATATACTTTTCTATGCTTTTTCCAACAGATAAATTAAAAGAGGTATGTAACTTTGTTACTCCTAGATTAACTAATGGTGGAGATAACAATGACTCTAAGTTAGCTCTTTATAAAATAAAAGCTATAATAGATGGTATGATAGAACTAGCAAATAATAAAAAAGTTAAATGCACACATTGCAATCGTAATGATTATACTTGTGGTTGCAGATAATGGTTGCTATTAATATTAATCCAAAGATATATTACTTACCTAAATGAATAGGTTAATTTATTCAGGTAAAATATATGGTGCAGCGTGTGAACTTTGTAAAAAGAGTTGGGTAAAAAAGAAGGATATGTACAAAATAACATTCCCTCACCCAGCTCTTAGTAGTCTTGATTTAAAACAAGAAACTAAAACAATATGTGGTTTATGTGCTAAACGTGAAGAAAAAAACTTATTCAAAAAAATACAGGAAAATATATAATGGCAAATCCTAGGTCAGCAAAAGCTAAAGGAAGAAGATTACAGAACTTTGTAAGGGATGAACTCAGGCAGGCGTTCCCTTTCTTACATGAGGATGATATAAAAAGTCAAATCATGGGTGTTAATGGTGAGGATATTGTTCTTTCACCAGCCGCTAGAAAGTTTATCCCTTACAGTATTGAATGTAAGAATGTAGAGAAACTTAACTTCTGGGCTTGTGTAAAACAAACAGAAGACAACATAAAAGAAGAATGTTGCCCTGCATTAATAGTAAAGAAAAATGGGACCAAACCATATGTGGCAGTCCCAATAGAGGAGTTTATTAAACTTGTCAAACAACAACATGTCACTAACGATTAAGCATCGTAAAGCTTACTTCGATGATACTTATTATCTTAAAGCAGAAAAAATAAATAGAGCTATAGAGCAATTAATAAGCGCTGATATTAAAGATAACAAGCATTATAAAAAACTTAAGGAGCTAGCAAATAGTCCTTATGTAAACTATACCGCCTAAAAGGTATTATCATCTTCTAATAATTTAGCAGTCTTTTTTACAGCTTTTTGAACAGTAATACTAACTTCATATGGAACTGGAGAAAGACTGTGAATTATTGGAGAAATATCTCTTTTGTACTCAACATCTTCTTGAACAGCAGCCATCGCTAAAAATAATCCATCTTTTACTATACTAGCTCCAAGACCATATGGAGTCATTCTAGAATAATAATCTATTAACTCTCTTGCGTCATCCTCTTCATCATCCCAGCTAAATGATTTTAATAATATAAGTGGAATCGCAAGTAATAATGACATAAAAGAAGAGCCTATTGGATGTCCTCTTCGTAACCCAATAACTCCAGCTGCTACAGCTATACTTCCACCCAATATAGAAGTACTTGCTCCAAATAAAAATAACGTATCTATTAATGCAACTGCACTGCCCTGCATGTATAAAAAATTTCTAAGTCTTGCAGCATCAGGGTTAGTAGCCCATAAAGAATCCCAGTTTTTAGAACCCATAGATTGTGATAGTTTCCAAATAGCTTTCATAGAACTACCATATGTATTATCATCTTTAAAAGCTAAATATGCATTTTTAAAAAAGAATTTATCAGCAGACATTTTTTGTGTCTTCCATATAGAAAATTTATTTGTAACCTTCCCCCAAGCAGTAGCATATATTTCTCCAGCATCATTGCTTGACATTCCAAAATCTAAAATTTCTCTAGTCATTTTCCTTCCATATTGTATAGCTAAAACCCTATCTTCTCCAGTAAGATTTTCTATACTTCCTTTTATTCTTCCAACTTTTTGTAACGATTGAACACCTAAAATAAATGAAGTCATTCTTAATTTTTCTTCAACAGTAGACATATTAAAAAACTTCATTGCATCTGCAAGAACCTCTAAGATTCTAGGACCTCCTTTTTTTATTTTTGCTACTAAACCAGGCTGTTTCCTTAAAACATCCCTCATTTCGTATTCACGTTTAATAGCAAAATTAACTAATTTAGATGTCATTCTTTTTACTTTTTCGACCTTTAATTTCTTAGAATAACTTTTAGCTTCTTCTTCAGTTAATAAAGCATTCCAATCTATCTCCCTTAAATAATTATCTTTAAAAACTTTTTCTAACTGCTTTCTAGCCTTAGCTAGTGACATGCCTTTGTTTCTATTGTTATAATATTCTAAGGTACCTTGTACGATATTATATATACCGTCATTACTTAATTCTTGAGATTCCATGTGAGATATTAATGCAGTAGCATAAAAATCACTAAACTCTGTTATAGCAGACTCTCTAATTAATTCTAAAAAGTTTGAGTTGTTTTTTAGTCTATCAAACTCAGATGCAGCATCATGAAATCTTTCTAACCCTGAGTCTAATACTTTTTGTAAAACTCCAAAACTATTTGTTATAGCTGAATCAATTCCCGCTAACTTAAAGGTAAACAAATTGTTTGCTATATTTAACATTCTTTTTGAATTAGGACTTGAGTCTTCATCTTTAAGTGTAATGCCAAATATACTACCCCTTGCATCTTTACGCCCTAGAGTTCTTTTATATAAAGATTCTATTGCATTTCTTACTCCAGGCTCTGGATTTAGAGCTAATGCATCTAAAAGACTAGCAGTAAGTTCATTGCTGGTTATTTGACGCATAGTATGGTCAAGCATATCTGGATAAACTAACTCATCTTTACGCATTTTTAACATATCAAATGCATTGCTTATATGCTTCATGTACTTAGAATTTTTTCTTGTAGACATCTCATTAGACACTACTTTTCCATCCTCTAAACTAAATATATTGGCTAGTTGTTGTTCTATTCTTTTGCTAGAAGAAACTAATCCTTTTATTGTAGAGGCAGTCTTAAATTTTTCAGCACCACTTGTATCTTTTAATACTTCAGATAAACTTTCTATCTGACCTAAAAGCTCATTGTAAGTTTCTTTTAACATAATTGGATACTCTGCAGAAAACATTGCAGGCCAGTGATATTCTTTATATTCAAATGCAGCAGAGTCTATAAGAAAAGGCTCCATTAAAGAATGCTTTGTAAACTTGCTTTCTAAATAATCAAATGAATTTTGAACATTATCTCTATCTACTGGAGTAAGATTTAAATCAGATACGTTTAGATTATACTTAAATAAAGCAGAAACTTGCTCATTATTTAATTGAGGAAAATGTTTTTTTAATGCACTAATTATTTTCTTGAAACTAAAGTCCATATTATCTTTAACATAAGTAAACAACTCCTTGTCTACAACTCTAGCTTTTTCAACTAAATTTAATAATTTTTTTGTCATATCAGGAGACATCTCTATGTTCCTGTCAAAAATAGTTTTTACATCTAATCTTTCTCTTCCTAATGTATCTCTAAAAACTAAATTTACTCCCTCTACACCATGTATATCTGCATTGTAAGTTTCTAACTTAATAGGTTTTTGCCACTTAAAAATAGCATCCTTTGTTTCTTCGTAGACTTCTCCTGTAGGTGCCCACTGAGTATTAATGTATATCCCTGGAGTATCATAAGCGTTTTCTTTATTTGCTAACTCAGTATTAACATTAATTGCTTGCCCATGCATCATCATAGTAAATAATTCTGTAAACCATTTCTGACCTTCTTTAATCCCTTGAGCTGCACTTAAACCTTTGTTTTCAGACCATAAAGATTGATTAACAAAATCAACTTCTTGCCACAAGGTTTTTACCTCATCATAAACTTCAGCCATACCATAGTTTCTTTTAGTTTCTTTTCTATGCACTATTTCTGGATGTAAGAATCTTGACATTCTAGTAGCAATTTTATCAGCATAATTTTGAGTAGAATTATAAATAATATTATAAGCACCTGTAGGTTCTTTAAATCTTAAATTTTTAGGTAATCCATGTTCTAAATTAGTTAGCTGAAACGATGCATTATTCCAATTCTTTCCATCAGACAAAGCCCACTCTTCAGCTTTATTAATCCATTTTTTTAATACAGGAACAGACAGTCTATCGTATTTAATTGTTTCTACTCCAAACTCATCCTTAGAAAATGTATCTATCGGCAAAGCTTTACTAGCAGCTCTAGTTACATCAAACATAATTTCTTGCTTAATTGCTTCTGTTAAATTAGGATTTGCTATCATAATAGTGTACAGTTTATCTGCAAGTTTAACACGCTCACTTTCATCGCCATACATCTCATTAAACTTTTCATCAGTAATAGTTTGTCTATAAGGATTCCTAACCCTTTTAATCTTTTCTGCTAACCTAACTTCAGTTTCTTTTGTATTGCTAAAAATTTCTTTAACTAAAGACTCGCCTTCTAATGCTTCTGCAGCTCTTTTAGCTTCTAATTTATCTTTAATTGATTGAGTTGTTTCGCACTTGCTCATCTACAAATTTCCTTAATTATATTACTAAATCTTTCATAGTTAGTAAAGTGACTAGGTAGCAATGACCTTTGTTCTTTATTAGAAATAATTTCATTGTAATTATCACTATACTCTTTCATTACAAAAGGATGTAGAAGTGAGCCTGTAATGTTGCTTTCATCTCCGATTCCACCCTGTTTAAATGGCGGTAATACATTTCTATTTTTACCTTTTCTTATTTCCATTTTTTCATTTACAGTATGGATACCTTCTAAGTAAAGTATTGTTGCTACATATTGACCAAATTCATCTAGCTTATTAAATCTATCTGCAAATATTTCAGTCATTTCTACTAGCTTTTCATTCCTACCCCAAGACATTGGCCCTATATAACCAGCAAAATCTTTATTCCATTCACTGGAATTAAACTCTGTAATAGTATGAGAAAATAACTTTCTTTGCATATTAGACATATTATAACCTAATTTTTTTAATGCATTGCTCATTTCCTTAGAACTATTATAGCCTTCTAATTTAAAGTCTTCTGTAATAATATCAAATAATGTTTTTTCCACTATGTTTGTTATTACATATGTTTTATTGTTTACTTGAAAGGTTTCGCCTTCAGTTAATTGGCTAGGTTTACTTATCTGAGTTTTTATACCAGATGATATTTGTTTGTTTTGCTCATCAGTTAAGGGTAAATAGCTTTTGTTGTCTGATTTATAATCAAGAGTTAACGCTTTAACCATAGCGTTTTGCAAGTCCATTGCATACTTGTGACCTTCTTTACCCATTGCAAGCAATTGTTCTTGACTGTATTCTTCAGCCATAGTTTCAACTAAATCAATTTTTAAATCTTGCAATTTATTTAATGATTGTAAATGAGAAGATTGATATATCTCAGGTAAGAATTTAGTAAAGTTTATTTTACCATCTTCTGCAGACTCTTCCCATTGTTCTGATAAAGATATTGCAATACTTTCTAAAGGCATTAAACTTGCATTAGTATTAAAGTATACCTTCTTAGCAACAGATTCAATTGTACCATAATCTTCATTTAAATACTTACCATAGTATAGCTCTCTATCTCGTACAAACTCATGATATACTTCACTTTCATCTTTTAATTGACTTAGCTTAAAGTTTTCTGAAAAAGAACCACCATTTCTTATTTTTGAAGGCATTTTATACATATTAACTAATGGTTTTAATGCACTCCAGTCATTGTCATTAATAGGTCCAGTAGCTATTAGCTTATCATTTTCTAGTTTGCTTTTAATAAATATCATTTTTGCAACTTTTTCATGGCTATAATCCCATTCATGCAACAATAAAAACTTACCATTGTCTAAAGCTGCTTGTTGCCATATTCTTATTATGTTTTCTATGGTTAATATTTCTCCTAATCCACCTTCAACAAATTCTTCTTTATAATCAAATGGTTTAATAGTAATATACTCAGTCCCATATTCTTCACTAGAAACCTCCATACCTCTAAAGCTTTGCTTCATCATACCATGTAAAGATTGTATGTTAGAGATTTCTCCAATAGCCCTAGCTCCTGCATTAAACATTTCTGTAAGTTTATATGCATTTTCTTTTTTAGATAAATCAGAAAAGTCAGCAGCGCTATTAGCATACTTAGTTAAGTCAATAGATTGTATTCTTCCATTTTCTCTAGCCTTGTTAATTGCATTAGATACTGAGTTATAAAATGCATCACTAACAAAGTTAGCCTGCAATGTATCTCCATCAAAATCAAACTCTAAACTTCTATATCCTTGCCCTGTATTAATTACTATTTGACCAGCCCTATCATGGAGCTTGGTTATTTTAGCAGGTATAACTCCATCTATATTAGCTATAGGAGACCTTGATATAATAATATTATAAGGGTTTTTAGATAACCATTTATTTAACTCAGCAATATCAGCTTCTTTGTTTAATGTATTTTCAGGTATATTATAAACCTTAGCATACGCCTTCCTTACTTCAATCGCATCATTCCAAGCAATTTGTACTTCACCTTCAGCAACTATATTTGTCCAATCAGGAGCAGAGTGTAATTGCATTCCTTTGCTAAACGAGGTACCTAAAGCAGGCACAACTTCTTGTGTTGCTAAAAGCACATCTAGCATAGGTTCGTTATCAGGATGTTGTCCAAGTAACGCTGCTTCATTTTTTTCTACTAAAGGATTGCTAGGAGCATTGTAAGCATCACTTCTAGTTGCTCTAAGCCAATCTAATATAGTTTGCCTGTTTAAATTTGACATCTTAGATACTAAAGAAACTCTATTTATTCTTTTCTTAACCTCAGGCAACACATCATTATTAAAGTTTTCTATAACTCCTTGGTCATCTACAAAGTTATACCATTGCAAGAAATGTCTAGCCTTAGGATGTTTTTGACTATAGTTAATAAGACCTATTTCGCTAGATGCAATTGTAAATACTTTTTCAGAATCCTTGCTAAATATTTTAGCTTCATCATCAGAAAGAATCATATCTACCTCAGAATCCCCTATTACGATATTACCTTTTTTATCTATAGAGCCTACTAATAACTGGTTTTGTTCTCCATAGTTTCTATACATTGTTAATTGAGGAGCTAATTGTAATTCTAGTTTAGCAGCTAAGGATAAATCAGATGTCCATATAATTGGCTTGATTGTTTTTCTACTAGCGTCATTACCAAATGCATTACTAAAGTTTCTTATACCCTTAGCACCTATTATTCCCGCTCCATCACTGCTACTTTTCTTATCTTTAAATCCACGAATCTTATATATAGCTGGTTGTGCTACATTGTTTTCATCTACAAAAGTTAAGTTTTCAAAATCTAAATGCACTGCACTCATATCTTTTAATAGTGGTGAAGTAAATACAGGTGTAGTTGCTATTGAAATTCTTTTAAAAAAGTTTGGTCCATTTGATATTTCACTAACAGGCATCAGTTCTTTATATGCTTCAAACCTGGCTATTTCTCCTGCCTTATTATCAGAGTTAAAAAAGTTTTCTTTTTGATTTTTAGATAAACTTTGAGACTCCCAATAAGCTTTTAAATCTTTTGTATTACTTGCTATATCTAAATGCTCCTGTTTAATTGCAGCAAATGCATACTTTCCTTTTTCACTTCTAGGAAACAAAAACACCAACCCATTAATATTATTTTCAGGATATTTAAAATTAGCTAAAGAAGCTTCTAACACATCAAACTCCTCAAGGCTTAACCTTGAAAAAGTTTTTTGTATCTTACCCTTGCCCATAACGCTTTCAATAGAATCACCCTGTTCTTCTAACACCTCTGATATATCTGACTCGCCAAGCCAAAACAAACTAGAGTTTATGTCTGGGTTAGCTATTTCATATATCATCTTTTGCTCACGATTAGGATGAGTATCTTCTGTAAATGGATTAGATGGTCCCTTTATTTGCAATGAGTTATAAGACTTATTATATATTAAATTGTTTCTTTGCTCTAAAGGACTTCCCATGTTTGTATTTACCATACTATGAGAGCGTACATATAATTTCTTTACTAATGTTTTTCCCCTAGGGTCTAAAGATTTATAAGTTCTTCCTACATGAACTGGCAATGAATCGTTTACCCATTCATCATATTCCATTTCTAATGCATCTTTCATAAACTCAGAAAATTGAGCTGCAGTCATGTTTGAGCCGAACTCACTTAAAAAGATATTTTCTGCAACTTGACCATTCTTAGCCTGTAGTTGTACATCTCCATCAAGTAAAGATAAGCCTTCTCTTATACCTTCCATAGGGTCTATAACAGCAGTCTCAAAACTTTCTTGTGTAGTGTAAGCTCCATGACCAGCTCTTACAGTATTATCTATTAGTCTATACAGACCATTAGGGAACTTTCTTCTGCTCCATTCGTTTAAAGCCATAATAGCCCTATCAGGTATTGAGCCTTTAACTGTAGTTATAAAGTCTCCTAGAGGTACAGGATGTGGTAACTTAGAACCTTGATTTCTTTTTTCCTGAACCATCTCTTCATACGCATTGTTTATTAAGTTAATAACTTTTTCAAACGATTCGTCTTCAGGTAATATGTTTTGAAACTGAACTGTAGACCTACCCTTAGATACATTTCTTTGTCTGCGTTGCATTGAGTATTGCTTAGATAGCATTATTGAATCAGAATAAAAAGTATCGTCAGTTAAATCATGATACTCTATACCTTTTTGAGGCATTTGAGAATTAGTATACTTTATAAATTTATATTCATTTTTTAATGCACTTCTAATAAACTTGTCAGCTATTCTGTAGTCTGCTGGTCTACCACTATCAAGTACAGTTATATTATCAGCTCCAGGAATATTATTATCTTTTAATTTTTTAATTAATACTGACTGCTCTCCATCTACAGTTAATGTATTTTTTTCATTAGAGTCTATGTTAAATGGCTTATTGTCCCTATATACTATTATTCCAGTAGGAGTAGGTATTGATTGCTCAGCATTAACAAATATATCAGTCAATTGCTCTGCATAAGATTTACCTTTAGACTTAATGTTTAAAAAGTTCTTTAATGCATTCCATGCTTTACGCATCCAAGTTTTAAATCTAGCGGTTAAAGACTTGTTTGCTTTGCCATTTGCATCTTTTAATACCTTTTCTGTATAAAGCTCTCCAACTTTCTGTACTAAGGCTTCTTCATCAAACCCAAATTCATTTAATGCATCAGCAGCCAATCTAATTATATCAGAATCTTCACTCTTTTTTAATGCATTAAATAATATATGAAAGTATTCATGTGGAGCTGTATCTATAGTAGCTTTTGATTTAGACCATGATGCAATATTACTAACTGCAGAACCTGCTACTTCAATACCATTATCATCAAAAAGATTTTCTACTACGTTAACAACAACATTAGGATAGTCTTTAGCTAGTTTATTTATTATTGTAGTGTAGTCTTGTTTTGCATCTTGTATTTTAGGTAAGATTAAATTTAATTCTTTAGCTATATCTTCGCCTAATCTTTCTTCTATTGGCCTTTGAAATAAAGTTTCCTGACTATCTTTAGCTGAAGGTTGTATATCCTTAAGAACAATAAGCATTTTTTTAGCTTGTTCTACTGCCATTGCTTTTGCTTTACCAGACAATTTCGTTTTACCATCATTTATGACATAGTTACCTCTTGCTTTATTTTCTAATAAGCTCAAGGCTTCATTCATTGGGATACCAGCATTCTTTATTATATTAACATCACCTTTTACAATTGCCATATCTACATATTTATGGACATCATCACTGATTCTATTGGCAATAAGCTTTTTTAATTCCTTTATTGCATCAACAAGAGCTGGCTTCCCATTATATTCAAATGGTTTTCTTTTGAATATGTCACTTTTTTCTAATATTGTATCATATACGCCATTATCTTTTGCAAGTTGGATTAAATCTTCATTATATTTATCATATTTATCTTTTTTAGTTGATTCTAGATTTTTTTTACTTATATCCTTAATTACATCATCAATATCTTTTTTATCTACAATCCTTTGAGTAATTTTAGAGTCTGTCTTGGCTGCAGTTATAACCTTTAGATTATCTCTTTTCTTTTGTGCTAAATAAGCATCTAATTCTTCTTCACTCATTTCAAGCATTAATTTAATTTCTTTTTCTTGCATACGAATACGCTTCTGTTTTTCAGTCGCATCTTCAATTACCGTTTTTATTTCGCTCAAAGAGTAAGCATCTGCATCGGCTTTTTCCTTATCGGTTATAAATGCATCCTCTATAAATCTAATGGCTTTATCTCTGCCTTTTTGGTTTGGAAATAAAACACTTAATCCCAAGTCTAAAGTAAGCTCATCGCTACTCCAGTAAGAATCTTCCGTTACTTCATCATCTAAGCCAGAAAGAAGACTCCTTATCTCATCAGACCTTTCAGGAGAATACATACCTACAGCTTTCTCTTCGAGCAATAAGTCTACAATTTTTGCTATTGTATCCTTTGGCATATTTAATACAGTAGACCTTACACCCCCAGCTACTTTCATTTTTTTAGGGCCTGCTGGGCCAATCTTCCCTTCTTGTTCTAGTCGGTCTATTATTCTCCCAGCCTCTGAAAAGCCAATCTTTAGCTTTCTTTGTAAAACACTTTCATTAATCGAATCCAAATCAATTAGTAATTTTTTAGCCATACTATAATTATCTTCAACTGGAGCTTCTTCCGTTGAGGCTTCTAGCCCTGCTAATTGCTCATCCATCCCATATATGTTACTGCCATGTATCCCCTTATCATCTGGGTGCCTGCCATAATAGTAAGGGTTCTTGCTTTCCATTTCATATTCCTGCTCTATACCTGGAGAATACGATTCAAAGTACTCTTTTGCCTCAGAACTTAATTCATCAAAATACTTTTCAATAATTCTTGCATCAGCTCTGTCGGAGTCAACCTGTTTTCTGCTTTCGTCCCACTTATCCTTATACTTTGCGACCAACCTATCTCTTTCGGAGGATGCATGTTTAACAAGCCCCATAAATGCTATGCCATCCTCAGATATAGCTATCCCTGTATTTGGGATGCCACCAAAGGTTTCACTAAAATACTGTCTTGCTCCATCCATGTCAACGTAGGAGAACCTATCCGTTGGAACTTCAGCAGGGGGTCTTCGCCATGTACGAAAATCAGTAGTTGTCTTTCCAGATACTCTATCTCTTATATATTCTGCTATTGTTAGATTTTCATTAGAATTGAATCCATATAATGATAATACTCCATCAATAATGGTTTGGGCTGAATCACCGTTNCTAATCCCTTGGAGGATTAGATTTTCGATAGTTCTATCTGCAGCTTTTGCTTCTTCCATGTTCATAGCTTTAGCATCTGTATCTGCAGTACCCCTAGTTCTTATACCAATGGGCCCTATTGGTGAATGAGTTTCTGCCGTTATCACTTCAGTAGGAGTATCCTCTATAAAATCAGCAGCAGTTACAACTTGACCCAATACAGATAATGGACTTTCTTCTGAAGATACTGGTTTAGACTGCTCAACTGTAGGCTTAGGTTCAGATACATCAGTAGTTTCTGAGCTTTCGCTAAAGTCGTCTGCTGTAACAACATTCCCTAATACAGATAAAGGATTAACATCTGGAGTAGGTTCTATTACAGGAGTTTTTACAGGAGCTTTTGTTACTGCAGTTTCAGTATCTGGTTTAGACATTTGAAGTCGTAAATTAATTAACTCTTTAATGCCTGTTACTGAGTCAGAATACATAGAATTTATTTCGCTTACTACATCTTCAACTTTATATCCTGCTTCTTTTATTGCATCTACACCACCATTTTGCAATGCATCTAGAATACTTATATGTCCACCTTGTTTAAAAAAGTCTATAGATTCTAAGCTGTCTAACAATTCAGGAGATAGATTTTTATCTATACTGCTTTCTGTGGGGTCCATAAACTTTTGAATAGTTAATGCACTAAAAGAAACTTTAGCTTTAACAATATCTTTAAACTCAGCATCTTGAATATTAGCATCATCTTCTATCTTAGAATCTTCCATTGATTGCTTGTATATGTTTTTTTGTTGAAAGTCATACATATCAGCAATACTATTAACAATGTCTACACCCCCTGAAACTCCTGCTTTTATAAATAAAGAGGATACTGCTCCAGCTCTGGCTTCTTTTTTTGCTTCTCCAAAAACTTCTTCGTAGTCTACATCTTTATAACTAGACTGAACTAACCCCTGTGCTATTCTTTGAGCTCCTTCTGTTGCAAATTCTACAGACGGAAGTATAACTATATCTTTAACTATTTTTGGTAAACCAACTGCTGCTCTTGTTATTTTATTATTAGGAAGTTTAGCAGCTTTTTCTCCAATAAATCTTTTTAATAATTTCTTTTCTCCACCCCACCTGTCAACCCATTTTGCTGGAACATATTTATTAAGAGCAAATTTTTCAATGTATGCTGATACAGTACCATATACTAATGATGTAAAATGCGCTCTTTCTGAAGCATCTTTATTAGAAAAGCCTTGTGTTTTAAAGTATTGAAATGATTCTTTGAACTCAGATGTAGATTCTAAAGCAAATGCAGCCGCAGTCATTGCTGTTACAGCAGCTTTACCTGCTTTTACAGGGTTTTTAGTAGCAGCAAAAGTACCTCCTCCTACAACTGCACCAGAAGCTATTGTGCTAAATCCTGAACCAACAGCATTAGCAACATAAGACACCATTTCTCTATTGTCCATTTCGCCAAGTTCCATTTCATGGAGTCTTGACATTCTTTGTTGGTGAGCTTGCAATTCAGGATTATTCTTTTCTTCGTCTAATTTTTTATTTATATAACTTGCAAAAAAGTCTGATGTAACATCTCTTGCTTGTTTCCCACGCTTACCACCTAAAGCAACTCTATCTTTTTTCTTACTATCAGAAGCTTTACTAAATGCTAAACTAATCTTATCTATACCACCTTGTCTTCCTAGAATTAAATCTGTAAAGCCATCTCCTAGCTGAGAGTAATCAAGGTTAAATGGAGTTGAAACAATTTCGTCTATTCCTTCATAAGCACTTCTTAAAGTCTCCCACCCAAGAGTAGGTAAGGTTGTAAAAGTATTTGCAATAGGTCCTAAGTAATCATACTTAAGTTGTTTCATTGCACCTGCATTCCAGTAATGCTTACTGGTTTCAGGCAACATAGTTCTTATATATAAAGGTATATCTTTTGTAGCATCAAGCCCAAGATACTCAAGGTCTAACAATCTTTCTGACTCTGCTAAATCTTTAGCACTTGCAATCATGTCTCCTGTTGGAGAGGATAATGCATAACCTAAAACAAAATCAATGTCATTAGAGTCTTCATGCTGGAAAAACCCATTTCCTCTAAGTCTTGTAGCTGCTTCTGAAAAACTTAAGTTATCATAAGCTTCAGTTTCAATAGGAGGGGTTTGATTAGCGGGCACAAATTTATTAGCAGTATCGCCTAAGGCTTTTATCTGCTCTTCAAAAGATATTGGTTTCATTTACTATCTTCCTTAATTTGAAAATGGAGACTTTTTGTTAGAAACTGTAGGTACCAGTAAATCTAATTTACTATATATTCTAAGCAATTCATAAAATGTTTTTACATTTTTTGTATTACCTTCAAATATATCATCAATTTCAGCTGTTTTTAAAGGAACACCATTTGGACTTAAATACAACTTACTTAAATCAGTTAATGAAGAGTAGCCACTTCTTACATCTACCATAGTATTAGATTTAAGATTCTCAAACAATTTAGTTTCTTTTTTACCTAAAGCGTCTTTTCCAAAAAAGCCTCCAGCTGCCTCAGAAGGACCACTAACAAAATCAGCAAAGTTATTTAATAAATTATTTATCGAAAGAGTAACATCAGCTTTTAATTCATTTTGCCTAGGAACTGTTAAGAAGTCTTCTTGACTTGATATTGCAATCTTGTTTTCTTGCTTTACCCCTAGGTTAAAATCTTGTACACTAGTTATAACATCTCTTGCTGTTGATTCTATTTCTTTTTGATTAAGTAAAGTTCCACTTTCTATTAATCTTTCACTTTGCTTGTATGACACCTTAGCTAAATCAGAAATTGTTTTATAAATACTTTCATCCTGTTCTGCTGCATTTTTTAATGCATTAGCATAATTTAACATAGAAGGAGTAATATTTTTATTTAATGGCTCATCTCCACCTCTAAGAAATTGTTCCATAACCCCCCTAGTAAAAACTTGTTCTTCGGTACTTCCAGGAGATTGTGTTCCAATTCTTATGGTTGTAAGCAGTTTTTCTACATCTGTTTTTTGTGTTTGCTCTACATAATCTACAAGACCCTTTTCTCCTTTTTTGTACATATCTTTTGCAACATCTATATTCTGAGTTTGAAGACCTTCGTCTCCTAAGATAAAGTTAAGATTGCTAACATCTTGAGTATCATTTATTGATATAGAAGGAGACAGTTCTTCAGCTTTAAAACCTAATGATTCAAGAGTAGGTTGAACAAACCTTTCTGTATCAGGTAAAATTTGTATCCCTTTTTTTGTTTCATCAGCATCAATAGCATCTAGTAATAATCTAGATTGTGCGCTATCCTGTAAATTTGCTAGTTCAGATAATGTTTTTTCACTTACAGAAGCATCCATGCTCTCTATATTGGATGCGTATTGGTCTTTTATATCTTGTATCATAGCAGTAAATTCGTTAAAATTAAATTGGCTTGCACCTATTTCAGTAGTCGCTAGTTTGTTAGCTTCATCAATTAGTCCATTTAAATCAGCTTCAATACCATCTGCTTTGCTTCTAAGAGATTGCTCTTTATTTATTTTAGCATTTAAATATCCAGCAGTTTGCTCAACAAAAGATTTGTTAGAATCACTTAGATTTTCAACATTAATACTAAGATTATTAACAGAGCCTATTGCTCTTTCATAATCATCAGGAGTTGCTGTTTTCCAAGAAAGATTTTTGACATTAGCATTAGCTATTTTGAATGCATTATTAATTTGTAACTTTTCTTCAGAGCCCTTTAGCTTAACATAGTAATCTAAGCCCTTTAATGCAGTGTCTGTCAATGAATTAAATGTTTCTAGTCTAGACACGCTATTGCTTATATTTACAACCTTAGGAGCTTTATTTTCTTCAGCCATTTTAAATCCTTTTAAACTTATTTTTAATCATCATACTCACAGGCATTAGTCCACACTCCTGAGCTATCATATATTGGAGATTGACCTGCTGGACATGGATTATCAGAGTTGTTTTCAGTAGAGTCTCCACATGCTCCAGTGTTCCAGTCAAAATATTCATTACAATTATTGTATCCAGTAATTAAATTTTGATATACATCCCAATCTGCTTCGTTTAATGGGAGACTAGAGTCTTCACTATAGCAATATCCATTATGCATATATCCACTTACAGCATTACATGCATGAGCATTAACCCATCCTGCTCCATATTCAGAAATATCTTCATTATCTGTATCATCTGTATCATCTGTAAGGTCTTCTATACAAGTTCCATCATCACTTACTGCGCTTGGATTATAATTTGTAGCAGAAGGGTTAGTGCATCCAGTTATTATTGAATCTTCACCTTTAAACTTACCATCATCTCCTAAAGCTAACTCAGCTTGTATTTGGTCCCATAAATTATCTTCAAAATTCTGTTCAATTCTATTTATATCATTTAATAAACCAAGTTCTCTGCTTTCATAGTCTAATACAGAAATATCATAAGCAGCGTCTAAAGCCTTTCTATCTAGTATTATACCTTCTCTTTTTAATTCAGTTAATTTTTCTTTAGATGCAAAATTTCCTTCTTCAAGACCAAAAGCTTTGCTTATTCTTTTACCTGTTTGCCCTGACCTTATTCCTCTTCCAGCTCTTCTTACGCCTTCTACTTGAAGCAATGTATTGTAAAGATTATTTCCAGTTAAAATTCTTTCATTACCTAATGTATTAACAGCAGCATCATCTTGAAGTTCTAACTCTTCTAAGTCTATATCAAATTTTTCGTCTCTTAAATCTGCTGATGCATCTAGTATTCCTAATTGACTTGCAATATTTTCTGCTTGAGTAGGGTCATATTCTAAAAAGTCTTCATAATAAGTGTTAGCAAAATCTTGCATGCTCATTTGAAAGTAATCTTGACCACCCATTTGTTCGTATATAAACTCTATTTGAGTGGTATCATCAAAAGGATTTTCGTATTCTGCAGGAGTGTAGGCTCCTACTACTTCTTGTCCTTCATCATCAGTATATGTAGACTCTAAAGAAGGGCAGTCAGAATATGTATTTGCACATGAACCATCCCAACAAGTTACTTGACCATTATCTATACAAGCCATTTACATCTCCATATCTGGTTTTGGAACAACACTTTTAGTGTCTCTAAATATTCCTAGTTCATCTAAATTTGCACCTAGCTCAAAAGCATCCCAAGTATCTGTAACTTGAGCAAGTACATCATTTTTCCATGCATTGTCATCAAAAGACTCTAGTGCAGCTCTTTGACTATCTACATCTTCTTCTACGCTTTCCCACATATTGCGATAATAAACAGCGTCAGAAAAATCTATTGCATCTGGGGAGCCTTCAGCATCTCCGAAATAGTCAGTAACTCCTCTAGCAAAAAGGCCAGAGCCTGCGCCTATACCTAAACAAGCAGGAGTTAATACTCCTCCAGTAGTAGCTATACAAGCTGCAGTTGCTCCTAGCGTAAATAATTTACCAAAAAACCCTTTATCTGCCTCTTCATCTATTTTAGCCTGGTCTGAAGCAAGTAATTCTTCATTTTTAAGGTCTAATCTATCCTCAAATATATCACGCTCTTTAGCTATTTTAATAGTAGTTCTTGCTCGTGTTTCAGCAGCACTTCTATAATCTTTTTTTTCTTCTTCAAATTCATTTATAAATCTATCGTCTGTTATTGCCATAACTACCTCTTATTGTTTACCTGTATTTGGAGTGAATCCATCTATCATTCTTGAGTTATACCATCTTCCACCTATTTTAGCAAAAAGATAAATATCTCCTTTATATCTTGAAATAATAATATCACCATCAGAACCTTCTTTTTTACTAGGAACACCATTCATAGTTTTAATCCTAGTTCCTCTTTGATAATGAAGTCTTCGTATATCACTATTCATCGTGGTTGCTTTGCCCTATATAAAAGATTATATCCACTTATTTCAAAATTAATACCTGGACTGCCTGATGTTGCAAACTTAACTGAAACATTTCTGCAAGCAGTGGGAGCTGCTACAGTTAATTCTGTTACTATGTATGTAGAAGAATTACTTAAAGAACCGATTGCTACATCTGTACCATTTTGGTCGTACTCTACAGTAACATTAACATTAGACGCACTTGTGCCTTTATACTCAACTATAATTTTGTATATTTTTTTAATTAATGCAGGATTGCCCATATCAAACGCTTTAGATTTTATTGCCATTGTAGCAGAAACTTTAGGAGAGGAATCCCATTTTAAAAATGCACCTGCACTATGACTCTCAGCAACAACCAATTCTCCTAAACTATTAATTACAAAATTAGTTTTATCTCCATTAGTAGTAAATTTAGTATCTCCTTTAGCCCATGAGCCTGTCTTAATATCAAAATGCAAAATATCAGCATCACTATCAACAGAATAATCAGAAGCCTTTATTATTATTATAGAGTCAGAAGCAACATCATATCCTATCATAGGAATATTAGCTTCACTAAAAAAACTAGACCAATCTAATCCTTGACTACTGCCGCCTGCTATTCCTCCTGCTGATTGTCCTTTAGCCATTAAAAGTCTCCTGTATCAACCCATTGTTCAAGTGAACTATTCCAAACCCAATTTCCTGGTATTGTTGGTGGATTAGTAAAGTCATCTAAAGTAGTATTAAATTCTGTTTCTCCTGTTCCAGAACCAATAACATCTTCAGCAGGCCATATATTAAGAGGAACACATTGATTCATAGTAGCATTAAAATACTCTCCTGGCCCACATATTGGATTATCAGAATATCCTGGTTCATCTTCAGTAGGTATAGGAATGCGTCTACCTTGAATACTATTACCTGCTAATGGTTGTGAAGAAGCATAAGATACACCTTGTCTATCAAATTTATCATCTATCTTGGTAGTAAGATTAACAAGATTTTGACCATTATACAAGTAACAACCTGATTTATTCATAAATGCAACTCCATGAGGAGTTTTAAATGCATGAGCTGGATGTGCAATTCCCATTCCTAAATATTCTTTTTCTACAAGGTCTCCTGCTTCATCTGAATAAATAACAATATATAAAGTTTTCTTTTTAAATTGCAATACTTTGTCAGAAAAAGATTCTAGCTTAACTATTTCATCACCATCATTAGTAGCAATGTCTATAAATAAACTTTCAGGAAGTGCATCATAAGCTACGCCACCACCACCTCCACCTTCACCACCTCTAGCAGTAGCACATTTAATCATTCTGTCAGGAAATAAATTTCCTCCTTGCTTTATGTTACCAACATATAAAATACCATTTGAAATGCAAGATGTTTTATAGTCGCAATCAATATCTTCATCTGGTCCATAAGTATTAATAGTAGTATAAGTTGTTCCACTTAAACTAGTTACATTGCTAGGAGATATGTATACTAAATCATCATACCCACTAAAATTAACTTCTTCAACCCATGAACCTTCATATCCACTATCTAAGGAGCTTCTATATCCAAATTGAAAACTTATATCAAACATTAAATGAAATGAACGAGATATGTCTGAGGCGTCTCTTAAATAAACTCTAGTTCCTGAAATTCTTGGACTATATCCTGGAGTAGAAGTTCCATTTGCATGAAATTTTACCTTAATGTTTTCTAAATAATTAAAATCACTGCCACTTAACAACAAGTCTCCACCACATTCTTTAATAGGGCTTTCTTGAAAATCATCATAAACAAAAGACACCCCAACCTTGTAAGTGCCATCAGGTATAGTGCCAGTTTCTGAACCATTGTTTATATCTAAATCAACAACAACTCCACCTTGATGAGGGTAAATTTCATAGTAATCAGTATTGCCCCATGACTGACTTGCACTTAACGTACTAGTAACTATCGTATTGTTATCTGAGCTTGAAGCTAAAGTAGATGTTCCTTGGTTGTTAGCTAAGTTAGCACTACTAGAATGCAAACCAATATAAGGCGTGCTTGCTGCTGCAGCTTTTTGTATTTCATTATCAACACTATTAAACTCTGCTCCAGAAGCTGAAGCGTTTAAGGTAGTTGCATCACCTGCTATTGCTTGACCTGAAAAACTTCCAACTAAAGCTCTAACAGGAGCTGTTAATGCTGCACCTGTTTGTATTACTCCACTAAAAGTAATTGCTCCTCCTCCTGGAGTAGTGCCATTAAAATGAGTTCTATTAATGTATCCCCAAAAACCACGAGCATTATTGGCAAACTGACCATCACTATATCTTAATATTCCATCAATTATTTGAAAGTCAAATTCTCCATTAGCATCAAGGCTTGTTTCTATATTTCGCCAAGTATTGTCGTTACTGTCCCAGTGCCTTAATGCAGTATTGTTTAATGCAACATAATTATGGCATGCAGCAACAGTTCCATCTCCATCTCTGTCGTTATCGTATGTAAACAGATTCCTTCCAGGCAAAGAGCTGATTGTTTGGTCTGGAGGGTCTGTAGCAGGAGTAGAAGCTATATTGCCCATTAATGTTACTTTACCTATTTTAGATACTATAACATCTGTAAGCTCTTGAAACTCATTGTCTCCAATATCGGTTGGAGATGAGTTATTATTTAACCCACCTTCAAACCTTGCTACTTGCATTAATTTTTTAGCCATTATCTGAACGAAGTCCTCTTACAAATTCTGAAATACCATTATTAACAATATTATCAATTGCATCAATAACCCAAGGTTCAATGTATTTATTCCAAACTGAAGCAGTCCATTTAAACTTAGACAAACCTAAAGTGCATGCAACACCTGCTCCATACATAAAATAACCAAACTTAACTTTTAATACATTGTTAGGAATCTTTTTTAATGCCCAAGCACATACTATGCCTGCTATACCTGCGCCTGCGTATGCAGCTGCTTGGCCGCCTACTTTAGCTATTATAAAATCTAACATTTTACATACCTTTCTTTTTCATAGCCATACTAAGGCTATATGGTTTTTTATTTACTGGAGACATACCTTTTGCTCTATTAGCAGGATAGTTATTGCTTTTGCCATATACACCACTACCTACTTTCATTGGAAGCCCAGTTTTTTCTGCGTATTTCTTTGCTTTAGCCATTTCTTTTAAATCATAGCCAAATTTTTTACTACCTATTGTTGGCATTTTTCTTTCCTTTAAATATTTTCATTGCAATGTCTTGAGTTTTCTTTGAGTAATTTTCAGGAGCTGCTAATACTTTTTGCATTGCGCCTTTAGGAGAACTTTCTTTTTGCTGTTTAATCTTAAGTTTTCTGTCTATCATATCTTTAAACCATTTTTCCATAATTATTTTCCCCTTAAAGGTTGACCCCAAACACAAGTCTTACCATCTATTATAGTAACTATATCTACTGTAAAGTTACCTTCATCTCCATACCATTCAACAATTGCAAATGCATGGTTCCAATTAACTACCCTGTTAGAAAGCCAAGCATTAGATTCTGCAGTCATATTCTTTAAGCAACCTATTGACCAAGCTCCTATAGGACCATTCATATGTGTCATTGTCATATGCTGTATATCATGCCAATGCCCATACATAATGTTTGCACCAAGCTTTCTTAAATGATTAGCAGTATGATATTGACCTCCATAATGAATACCATGATAAAAATGCAAGTTACCTATCTTTAAATACTTGCCCATAGGATGATAGTTATATCCACGCTCATCTAGCTTAACAATCTTTTTAAATCTATAATCAACAAAAGGATTCATCTCTGTAAAAGAATTGCACCAGTTATCATGATTGCCTTCAGTAATATGTTTTTCTGAACATCCTACTTTATCTAAGGCTTCATCGATTATATCCATGCCTAAATTTACATCTCTTATATCTCTATCGCAATCTGGCAACATATACTCTAAAGGTGGCTTTTCTTTGTTTTTATATTTATGCCTAGAAAAGTGTGACCATTCTCCAGTATCCCCTAAATCAACATATATATCAGGCTCTACTAATTCTATAGCTTGAGTTACACATGATATTGCTTTCATATCTGCTAATGGAAAGTGTTTATCAGGCGTTACTATTGCTCTTTTAACTATCTCGGACTCATTGTAACTAAACTCTTTATTGCATTCATTACACTTCATTCTTTGTGTAGTGCCTCTTCCAGTCTTTCTTATCCCGTACTTTATTACGTTAGAATTACTACATCCATATTTACATTTCATCTGTCTGTCCTTTTATTGCTTAAAATTTACACAAAATATTATTGAGAATTAATCCAATCTATAATTTCATTTAATTTTTCTTTAATATCATCAATAGCCATACCTTCTTCAGTACCCTCAAGAACTTGTTTATTTTCTTCAGTATTGCTTATTTTTTCCATAACTACCCTACCTCACATACTATGCTAAAAGCTAATTCAAAAAAATGATAAGCAGAGGTGTCTGTAGTGCTTCTTCTAACTACAGGAACTAATGTATCACCTTTACTTAAACTAACAGATAATCCCTCTTGCCCTAATGTATGTTGTACATTTGCTGTACCAACTACCTGTGATTGTGTTGCACCTACCTGACTTAAAGACCAATTTCCTGCACTACCAAAAGTAACTCCTGTGCCCTTCATTAAAGCCACTTCATAAGTTTGTGCTCCTGTAAAAGAGCCTGTAAAATTATATTCTTTTAATGTGCAATTTTTTGGTACAACTATCAAAGGATGTTTATCATCAGTAAGAGTTGATGGTAAGGATGTTGAATTTGTATCATAAGTCCAATTATAATATGCTACACCATATTGATGATGAGGATGAAACCAATCAAGATTCCTTGTATATGCTCTTGCATTCCATACTTGAATCCAATAAGCAGTACCACCTGCATTATCATCTACATATTTTTTAGTAGCAATATCAGCATCATGTGCAGGAGTAAATACATTATCAGTTTCAGAATCATCTGTTAATCTTGCTTGACCACCTTCAACATCAATATAAAGATTGCCACCAATATTAGCATTTATATGCCTACCTACAGTAACATCCATATCAGTTATCATCATTAAATTTATGTCATTACCTGAACTAATAGTTAAATCAGTACCATTGCCACCCACAAATTCATCGTTATGCCCAAATCTAACTGCATTAGCTGCTCCTAATGTTATATCCCCTGACATAGTGCCACCTGCAAGAGGGAGCATAGTATCTGCATAAGCCTTGATAGATTGTTGTGAGGCAACAGCATTTGACTGATTAGAAGACATATTATCTTGGTCGTGAAATGCCGTAATGTAAGTACTACCACCATCAAGTGATAAACCATCTTCACCATCTGCCATAACAATTTCTTTAACATCTGTTATACCTACATCTGTCATAGTGATATCGCCTGTCATAGTGCCACCTGTAAGTGGAAGTTGTGCATTATTACTTACATTGTTTAAACTTAAGTCACTTTTAACCTCAGCTCCAGTTTTTCCCTGAAGACCATCAGCAGTAAATTGTGCATAATCATCTTCTGCTACATCAGCAGCATCTATTTCAACCAAATTATTATTTGCAATACCAACAGAATTTACTCTATCTATAGTTTCATCTATTTTAGCAACTATTGAAGTAAAAAATTTTTTCATAAAAGGAAGTATTGTTTTATCTCTTAAAACAGAAAAATAATTATTTGTAACTTTAGCGCTTGTAATTTTAGTTATTGGCATTAATTACGTCTCTATTAATTTAAGAGATGATATTTGACAATCTTGGCCATCACCAATAAAGTCTAATTTTATTTTCATTATTGTTGCAGTAGCTGTAAAGGTTCCTGAAAGAACTCCAGTATGTGTTATACTAGTAGCACCAAGATAACTAACACCTCCTTTAAGATTTGGGAAAATAGTTAACACTAAAGTTCCTCCATTTAAAGTTAATGCATCTATAACAATTTCCCATTTATAAGTAGCTCCAGGGTCAGTTATGCAACTATCATTAGTAATAGTTGCACTTCTACTTGAATTTTGCATTCTAATTTTATTGCTAGTTACAGATAAGGCTCCACCAGACTGAGCCCAATTAGTTGTATTAGAAAAAGAACTTTTATCTTTAGGTCGCCTTCTAGGTCTTCTAACTACTTTACCTGCTGCTGAAGTATGTCCGAGTGAAGGCATACTAACCTCTATAGCAAATTGCTACACAATCAGTACCAGTAATGGTAACTGAACTCCATCTTCCAAAAACAGTTGTACCTAATGGTACAGGATTAGCTAAGTTAGGAAATGCATTAGTGTCAACAGATGTTGTTGCTATACTAGCAGAAGAGCCTTCTATTACAGTAACAGCAACGTACTCTACTCCTGCTGCTACAGCGCCAGTATTACCATCTCCAACTGCTTGGTCTATTACTTTATATCCTGCTTGTCCTAAAGATGCATTTTGAGCCTCTTGAACTGATAATTTATTTAATCCTGATGATGCCATGTTTATTCCTTTCGGTTATGCTTTAAGGTCTTGACTAGACCGTGAACGCATTATTTGATTTCGTTTTTAATTTTAATTACAATATGTATTAATGTTGCAATCAGTATTCCAATTCTTATTATTTCTGGTATAACAGTCCATAAGCTTAAAACTATCGCTCCACTGCCTTGACCTATTGTTACCAGAGAATCTTTAAGGCTTTCCATTTACTACTCCTTAATCTTCATAACTAATGTTATAGTTTTTATTAGCTTCTAAAAAATGCTCAACAGTTCCTTTTCCAAGCTCAGAATTATAGACACGCTTCCAGTATTTCGCTTGACCTTCTGTATCATTCCACTTAGGAAGAGGTTTACTATCCCTTCTATATTTTAAGCGACAAAATGCAGCTTGTAAGGCAATATTAGACATCAACCTATACTTAGAGTCCACTTCATCAAAACCTAATGCAAATAGCTTAGTTTTAATCTCAGGTCTGTACATTACATAGTTTTCCATTGTATCACCCATTGTTGCAGGTTCAACTTGGAAAAATCCAATAGCAGGTCCACCATTTTGTTCAATTGCTCTATATCCAGATTCAGCCATACCTGTTCTCATTATCATTGCATGTGCATCGTCAGAATACATATCTAATTCTTCTAAAGCCCATTTAACAACTTTTTCTATACTCTTAATCATACTGCTCCTATCTTTTCATTCCAAAAGCTGACATTCGTCTTATGCCAGTTATTTTTGAGTTATCGTGTCTGTCTAGTATTTTTCTATACTCTTTCATAAAATATTCTTTTAAGTCTATATTTCCAGCATCTTCTGCAAACTTAGCTTTAACATAGTATACAGCTGCTTTAGTTAAAAAAGAAGATAAGTCTATTTCATGAGTTTCGTCTATTAATGCACTTACGTTATAGTATAAGTTTATTGGTTCTTCAAATGCTTTTTGCACTGATGCGCTTCCACTATATTTAGTATATAAAACAATAGACCCTGCAGCTGAAACATCTTTAACTTTATGCAGACCATTAAATTGACCAGCATTTTCTAATACTATATGACTACCATCTGATAAACTTTCAGGACTAGCAGAGTAATCGTTATCTCCAGTATCTATTAACTTAAGCAGTCCACCAAGAGATACATAAGTATCTATTTGAGTATCTACATCATCAGTTTCATTAATAAAGTAATCAGGAGTATATGTATATTGAACTTCTAATGCATCGGCTACAGTTTCTGTAGGAGACTTAAAATCATGATAGTCTTCTCCAGATGCACTTGAGTCTGTACTATTTCTTTGTACTAATGCAATTTTGTTGCCCTTTATATAATAGGCATAAGATTTTATATCACTGGCCATCTGAGTCCTTTATTTTAGGTTCAAAAGTTAATCTAGGTATAGAGCGATATGCATCATTACCATTGTTATGGCTTTTTACCCTAAGGTCTATAATTTTAACTAAAGTTTTAGGCAAAGTATAAAACCTTTGACCTGAAGTAATATCTATTTTTTCTGTAGCAACATGAGTTTCAGAGTATATGTTCATGTCTTCCATAGCATCTTTTAAATATGCAACAGCACGCCCTGTTTTAGTTGTGCCAACTCTTTCCATAAATTCTTTAACTTTCATCGTCTAGCTCCTTGTTGAGGGGCTGCTTGAGCCCTTGGAAGCATTGTAGCATACTGAGATTTTAACGATGCTATATTAGCTCCTATTGCATTAGCTAATTCTACGTCTTCATCTGTATGTATATAAGTTGCCATTTTAGCTTCTAAACATTTTATTGCAGCACTAATAGTTACTAAGCTTTCATACCTAGGAGGAAAATTATCTATAGCGCTATCACTAAATTCAAGTCCTGTATCGTATACAACTTGAGTTACTACAATATCATTATTACCACTTGCTGCACTAGGTACAGTATGTATATTGCCAGCTAGTAAATAATATCCAGGATTTGTTTTAGTTTTAAAATGCAATGACTCACTGTCAGTTGCTTCATATCTTAAATTAGTTGGTATTTTTTCACAAGACCTTAATATACTTGTACTATCATGTTCTCTAACTACAGATAATATTTTTCCTGTTTGAGCAATACTACTAGTTGAATTGCTTGTAGTAGCAAATCTCATAGCTTCAGAAGGTCTAGCAGTTATTATTGCATTAACTACTTCAGTAACTGCAAGCTGTAAAAACTCTGTTAACTCACTTTGTAATGGAGTTGTCCCAGAGCTTTCTATAGCTATTCCAGTTATTGCTTCTACTCTTGCTTCAAATGATGCCATACTATTCCTTTATTTAGGCTTCACCTACCCCCCAGACAGACGGGAGCCACTGAGAGGCAGGTTACACCATTTTGTTTTACTAACAGTAATCGACTATGCTATGCACAAATCAATTAAAGCGTATTCGCCACTTACCACAGTACTAGCCATTGATTGGCCAATAGTAAAAAGTACATCATCTCCTTGAACAAGACATGCACCTGCAGTTCCACCACTACGAGATACTTGTTGGCCTAATACAATAGTACCACTAGCCAATAGAGCTTTTGGTCCTCTTACTTGTAACCAGCCAAAGTAATCATCCGTCATATCAATGTTAGTTACACCAACTACCATGCCTGTTTCGGCAGTAGGAGCTATAATAACATCTTTATAAGGATTTGTAGTTAAGCACAACTCAGAGGCTGTAGCTAAGGCTGTTGAAACCTTACCATAGCATGTAATCACTATAGAAGCGTCAGCTGAGTGGTCATGTGCAGGATGAGATTTAATCTTCCAAGATTGTCCTTCACCATCAGCATCATTAACAAACAAGTAACCTTCTTGATATTGATTTGCAGTAATATCAGTATCGCCTTGAGTTTCAACTGATATCTCAACTGTATCGCCAGTAGAAACAGCTACTACAGCAGTTGCAGTCATTTGACTATGATTTGCTATAATGTTTGCAGCTTGCTGTAATACCTTCCCAGCAGTTACTGCACCATTCATTTGAGCATACTTGAATACTCTGTCACCCAAATTAAGCGTAGAGCCTAATGGGAATAACTGAGTAGCAGATTCAGTATAAGGGTCAGCATCAGCAAGTGTAATTCCACCGCCAGTAGCCGAAACACCATATAAGTCACCATAACTATCAGCACCATTAAAAGGAGGTATAATACTACCTCCCAAAGGAGCTATACCATATTGGTCTTGAACAGGAATACCACCACTCTTAGTAAGGGCACCTTTTACATCTACTTTATTGTCGAACTTATTTTGTCCATACATTGGATTAGCCATAACTTAATCCCCTTTCTAACCTTGAGTCCACACAGCATGGGCTTCAGGCATACTGAACTCCATACCAGCTTCTGTGAGTATTAAATCGACTCTACGGTCAACACCAGAGTTTTCAAGTGTTTGCACACCTACATACACTGCTGTATCACGGTCGACACCATTACCAACTAAAGGTCTATATGCTGCATGCTTCATATTGCAAGCAAGGATTTTCACATGTGAACCATCCAAGTGAATATTACGCACTACATTCATATCACCATATACAGTTGATATTACATTCATATCCATGCCAAGTACTTTTTTAGTACCCATCATAGCCATATCTGCACGATACGAGTCATCAGTATCTAAGTTAGCTTTCATATAGCCACCTAGTTTATGCAACCAGTTATATACATCTGTAGACACAAAGAATACAGTTGCAGCACCGTTGTTATAACGAGGGTCTAGATATTTAGACATATCTTCTAAGAAGTCATCTTGAGACTTACCAGTTGTCCATGAAAATGCATTACCTTGACTTAAAATGTAATCAACTGCACCTTGTGTGTAGTTAATTCCACCATTAGTAGCCTGTGAACCAAACAATAATGATTGCTCAATATCGTATTTATGTTCAATTAGCTTTTCTTTCCACACACGAGCCCATTCGCTAGAGTCATACTTTAGTGAAGTTGCACGAGCAGTGTTAGTCATTGCACATGAAGTTTTCCAGATTTGAGTTAATCCGAAACCTGTTGAGAATGGCTGGTCTTTCCATGTTTCAGGATAACCAGAACCCTCAGCATGAGCTGAACCAACAACATAAGAACGAGCACGCTCTACACCATCTGATAAACCATAAGTAGCATGAATAGCAGCTGTATTAGCAGCGCCATCAAGAGCTTGGTTTGCTGTTTCAGCAGCACCCCAACCAGCTACTTCAACACCATTTACATTTGGTCTGATGATTGTAAGTCTAAGATTAACAGCTAGTGCATCTGCACTATCTTTAACTTCTTCTACTTTACCAACAAAGTAATCATTAACATTGAATGCTTCGGCAGGTGTATCTGCAGCAGCTGCAGCCAAAGGTATCTTAACTAACTGTCCAGGCATAAAGAAGATAGGCTTTGTTCCAGCACTACCTACTGTCAAATCAGCTTGTCCTATAATACCTTGAACGTTTCCTTCAGATTTATAGTCAGTTTTCATTTCTAACCATACAGTATTACCTACAGTATTTGCTATAGCACCTATTGTTGCTTCGTTAGTTGCAATACCACCTTCACTTGTTCCAAACCCAGTTACATAGCCATATCGCTTATGGTATGAGCTTCTGCGTTCTGTAAACTTAAATGCAGAATCATCTGTTGGTCTTTTATTTACCATACTTACAAAGCGAAAGAAAGGGTCTTGAGATATTGCTAACTCAGAAACCTGATTGCCAAAGGCAAACTTTCTACGTAAATCACCAGTGTCTTTTGTTGAACCAGCCGAACTTGGGGAATCTACATCGCTTACAGTAAGGTTACTTAAATTAAATAAATCAGACATGATTTATAACCTCTACTTTCTTTTATTATTAATTAAATTATCCACCAAAGATATCAAAGCCACCATCAACACCTTTTAATGCTTCTAATAGTTTATCGCTATCAGATTTATCTACACTACCAGCGTTGTTAGTACTACTGTTACTTTGTGGAATACTTCTTACATTCTTCATCTGCCTCAGAGTATCTTCTCTTGTACTGTTTGCTATATTCTGGTTTACCTTATTACGGTTTACTAACCAAAATGCATCTTCAAGAGTCATCTTATACCCTTTAGCTTTTTCCTGAAAGTCTTTAAACTCATCACCAGACAGGTTGTGTTTTTCTTTAAAGTCAGATTCAGCTTGTAGCATTTTCTGATTTAATTGAGCCTTTTGAACTCTAACACGTTCTGTTTCTACATGAGTTTTCATCCTTGACTCTACTTTCTCATTCACCATATGGTTCATGACTTTAGCAGAATCAGATTCAGGATTGGTAACAGCTTCATGACCATCGAATACAAAGTCTTCATCTAACTTTAACTTATCTTGGACTGTCGCATCAGGTTTACCACCAGATTCGAGATAGTCTTTAATATATGGTATTAGATTAGGGTCTTTTTCCATGACCGTTAACAAAGGGGTTAAAGGTTTGAGTTTTGTCAACTCGGCTTGTATCCTTTGCGCTTCTCTAGTAGAATCGCTGTACCGCTTTTTCCAATCAGTTCTAGACTTCTTGGGTTCTTCTACTTGAGTTTCCGTACTGTCACCAGACAAAGAGGGGCTCTCTTCAGAGGTTACCTGCTGTGTTTCAGTAGGGTTAATTTTATCTACAATTGCTCCATTTACACCGTCTTCTAGTTTATTGAAGAAAGAATCTGTAGAGCTTGAAGTAGAATTGTCACCTTTCATGACATCTTCCATATCAAGGTTACCAACTTGTTCGTTCTTTGACATATTTGTTTCCTTCCAATCTTCGTAATCTACGAAGGTTTATTATTCTTAGTCAAATTAGCTAACGAATTTTTAAACTCGTCAGATGCTTTGGCTGCTTTGCCTTTGTTTGTATTTCTTAACAATTGTTGCTCTAACTCAGTTTTATTGTAGCTCTTTTCTATTTGACTTTTTGTTTGATTTACTTTTTTATTAACTTCCATAGCACCCTGAAGCACTTTAGATTTAATTCCTGCTTGTATTAATTGACGCTCTAAGGTTTCAATAGCACCATCTTTATCAGTCATAGCATCTTGCATAGATTGTACTTGACTTTGTAATTGCCCTATTAANCTTTTGCGTTTCATAATTTTGTCCTTATTNCTAATATCAGTTTCAGCTAATACTGCAACATCATCTACCACACCNAGTTGCATTAATTGTTTTAGCTCCTCTAAGTATGCCCATCGATTAACAGGCATAGTAGAGCCTGCTATAATCCTGACATCAAACTTAGCAACTTCATAATCCATAAACTTTCCAATGCCTTTACCCATATCATTATACATAGGAGTATTAATTTCAACTTCTTTGGTTTCAGCATTAGGCTGTACTATTCTAAATACTTTATTAGCAGTATATACAGATTGAGAAAACTGAGCAACACATTTACCTATTTGTTTTAATGCAGGTTCAATGCAGTTGTTTAACCAGTACTTAATTCTACGAGTTCCATATTCATCCATAGCCAACATTCCACGATATGTTTCATGTTGTGCAGATGTATCCCCTTGCATTGAAGAGTATATACCTGCTAAATACTCCATATCTTGTTTGCCCTCATTTACAATACCAAAAAATGCATTGTTTAATGGTGCAGGCATAACAGGAGAGGGAGCACTAGAGCCTGGCCTTACAGGTAATAGAGCTCCTGGAGCTGATGAATATCGTTCCCAATAATCAGTATCAATAGCTCCTTCTTCATGCATCCACCTTAAACTAGAACCTAAAGCAGCATTGTGCACCATAAGTTGATGAGCCTTGTTCATTTCTTGTTGTTTGCCTACTAGGGGAGACACTGCTGATATAGGATAAGGTGTACCAGTCCATTTATAATGAAAAGGTATTAATGGATAATCTTGTATTCTTTCAGGAAGATAAACTTCTGAAATTGTTTTATCTCCAATTACAATAGTTTGTTTTATTCTATTATCATAAAACTTAACTGCTTCTACTATCATGCCTTGGAATAAAGAATCTTTAAGTAGTATTTTGTATTCTTTTTCGCTAACAACTTTATTTTCTACTTTAGATGACTCTGCTTGCATTTGAGACATTTGCTCATTGTAAGCTGATTCAATTTGTTGTTGCATTAAAGTTTGTTCTTTTTGTAATTCTATTTGCATACGCTCTGGTAGCATACTTTCTGAATCAACTGCTGCTTGCATTTCTGTTTGTTTTTCTAAAAATGCAACTTGCATTTCTGTTTGCATTTCTTGAACAGAAACTTGTACTTGTTGTTGTATTGCAGCTAACTCTTCCTTTGAAGGAGGTACTCTATAAAAGATATTCATGTATGGAAGTTTAACTTTTTCATATACTTCGTAATATTCCATAAGTATATTTCCATCACTGTCTTCTTGTATAGAACCTTTCATTGAAGTTCCACCAGATACATTTACACCTGCAGAATCATCACCTGAAAAAGAAGCTCCATCCATACCACCTGATGAGCCTGATATTATATCTTTATAAGAAAAATCTGATTGTGTTTCATCATATGCTTTTTCTGAATAATTTCTGTCATGGCCAAACTTTGCATTGGCACTGTTAATTTTTCTAGCTGACTCTGGAAACTTTTGTTTTAGATGAGCCTTAGGTAATATTTTTCTTACCATAATAAAAGATGCATCTCTAAATAATATATCTCTAGACTTTTCATCTACAAATATATCAAAAGGGTCTGGTTGCTCTAACACTACTTCTCCTAAACCTCTATCTGCATTAGGGTCTACAGTTAACATTATCCATCCAATAGATTTAGTTACTGCATCATTAATTGCATTAGACATTAAGGATGAGCCGTCAGAGTTGTACCATATGTAATCAGCTATATCTGAGAATACTGCAGCTACGTCAACATCGGAGCCTTCGGCTCCTATTGCTTGCCATCTAGGGTTATTAGCTGTAGCATAAAAATTTAACATCTCTACAACAGGTGTTATTCTGTTAATAGTAAATGTAGGCATTCCTTGTTCTTCTAGTGAAGTTTTTTCTTCTTGAGACAGTTGATTGTCATTTGCAAAGTCAGCACCTTTCTGGTTAACAAACTCCCATTGTTTACGAGTTCCAGATTCTGCTCTTTCAAACAAACTATATATTCTATCTGCTGTTTTATCATTTCTTGCCATAATTTTCCTTAAGCTACTACCCAAGATTTAGGTACAGGTTTTCTTTTATAATAATTACCTTCTTTATTTTGCTTTATATTTGCATCTGGATATGCATACTTACAAGCATAAGCCAATGCATCAATAGTATCATCATGAGACATTCTTGGACCGAATGTAGTAATCTCACGATTTAAATCATAATGCTCTTTTTTAATATGTATTTGTCCTATAGAAAATCTTTGAGCTAATATAGATTGTATCCTATCTCTTTTAGACTGCCTATTACCTGGTTTTTCTTCTTTATATTTAACAGTAAAATCATTACGCCTTAACATCTCTGCTTTTAACGCTTGGAATACAGGCCTTGACATTGTAGTTTCTTCAATGCAAAACAAATTAGGGTGTGATGAGGAGTTAATATCAAAAATATAATCTACAATACCCTTTTCTTCAGACCCTTCAATTCCTAATACTGGAAGACCTCTTTTGCGAATATAATCAATAACGTATACTCTGTTAAACTCATCTATAGCTATAGTTATAAGAACTGAATAATCGCTATCTCTACGCTTAATATCAGTAGCAGTATCTACTCCAGTAAATACATTTACAGGAAGTATATCTCCACCTTCTTTAATTATATAACTAATACCTTCACTTTCATTATAAAAGTATGAGCCTTCCCAGTACTTAATATGCTCTCTATTAAATACTGAATCAGCTTCAGACTGCACTTCCATCATATATTCTTGATAGAACTTATGAGCTGCACCTGAATCTGCGTAAAACTTTTTCTTTCGCTCCATTTCTTCTTTACCAAACCAAGAATCCCAAAGGATATTTCCTTTTTCATCTATAGCTTTAAATAACATTACTTCCCATGCAAATTTTTCTTTATTAGATTTTGCTTTATTATAATTAACAATAAGGTTATTAATAAAACTATCAAAATGCACAGGTGTACCATTAACACGAAGCCTGCCAGTATGAGGCTCAAGAGCAGGGAAAACCACTGCTGTAATAAGGTTATTGTTTTTAGCCCTAGCATCAGAGGTAATCGTATTATTTTCATCTTCAAAGTCATCAAGAACCACCATGTCATATCTTTTATGTAACTTAGCTCCACCACGAATACCTGATATATTAGATTTAGAAATAAGCTTACAGCCATTAGATAGCTCTATATCTGTTTCTGTCCATTTCTTTCCTTTTAAGTCTCCAAAATAATATTGAATCTTATCATTTATTTCTATATGAGACTTAATATAATCCATGTTACCAGTAGCTAGTTTAGCAGTTGCAGATATCCAGCCATAAAACAAAGGCTCATCTATGTCCGATAAGCCCCATTCTTTTGCACGATTAGAAAAACAAAAATCCCTTAGCATATCAGCTTTTGTTATTACCGTCTTTCCATGACCACGAGGCATAATAATACCTAGTTGCCTAATACTTTTATCGTTTACTTTATCAGCTACTAGATAATGAAAGGGAGGAGTCTCTGAGCGCATAAAGTCATCAGGTAAAAACAACTTACCAAATGCTATTAAATCTTTATATGCAAGCTGAAGAGCTTCCTCTTCCTTGCTTACATTGTGCATATTAATATTAGGACTATTTACCATTTTTCTTTGTTAGCCCAATAAGCAGCTGACATTTTACCTTTTTTAATATTCTTACCATGCCTAGCCTTAAATGATTTACGCCTAGCTTTTTGCTTGGCAGACTCACCTGCTTTAGGTTTACCAGCTGTCTTAACACCTTGTTGTCCAAATCTAATAGTTTTAATTTTATCGCCTTCTTTAGCTACTACTATATGAGATTTAGTTTTATGCCCAGGAGTTCTTTTAGGCTTATTAAATCCAGATACACCAGCTCTTTTTAATCTAGAATCTTTTTCTTTAGCCATTTCTATACCTCCTATTTCTTCTTCATCTTTTTAATTTTACCATTTTCAGTACGAGCAAAAGTATGAGTTTTTGTTTCTCTAATATATGTTCCATAGTATCTTTTGCCTCCGTACATCCAACTTACTTTTTTAGCCATATTACTTGCCTACTTTTTCCATAGCTATTTTGTGAGATTCAGTAAAGTTGCTTCCTTTTTTTATAGAAGCTATCATTGAACGAATATGTTTAGCTGTATGATGCTTACTATGATTCTTCATAGCAGTTTGTTGCCTTTTATTTAAAGAGCTTATATCAACACCTTTAATCTTAGGCATTATTTTTTCTTCTTTTTTTTAGGCATTGCTTTTTTAACTTTTTTAGCTGGCTTACTTTTTTTGCCATATTTCATTCCACCGTACATATTATTCTCCTTTTACCATTTATTTAAAGGGCACCTTGCTGGTTTAACCCTAACTTTTAATCTCATAAAACATCCGCATTGCTTACATCTATCTAAGCTTGTAAGCTCTGGGCAAGACTGGCAAATGTCCCATCTTTTATCCATATCAAATCCATCAGTAACAAATTTTTCAGTAAGATACTGGTTAAAATCTTTTAGAACGCTCAAATGCCCATTCTTCCTTTTATCTTATCTACATCATTACGAATAGTTGTAATTACTTCTGCATGCTCTTGCATAGTATTCCAAAGATAACCAAGCTTTTCCTGTAGTTCTTTTAACAGCTCAAGGTCAGCAGAGTTACCTGCTTTTTTAGCTTTAGGTGCTGTTTTATTTTTAACTTCTGTCATTGTATAACTCCGATATGTCTATTTCTAGCTCCTTCATTTCATCTATACTAGGAGCGTACTCTGTTTCGGTAAATGCAGGGTTTGTAACCTTTTGCACTTTTTTAGCATTTACATGCTCTTTTATACCGTACTTCATAAAAACTTCTCTGTTGTTTTTATAGTAATTTAAAGCCTCTACAGTAGCTGCGTCAGTTACACCATGAGTAGGTATATTAGATACGCCCATTACATTGGCCATTTCATTAAAATTAAATTGCAACTTAGACACATCATTAGAGCTCTCAAGGTCTGCAGTTCGTAATTGTTTTTCAAAAGAAATTAAAAATGCTTTTTCGTCTTCTTTATTAAACTCCATTTCGTTTCCATAAGATAAAATTGAGTTGTCTAATGCATGAAATTTAATCATACTACTCCTTTAGTTTAGGCCTATCTGAAATAATTTCAGTTTGTTCAGGTAAGAAACCTTTAAATACTGCACCACCAATTGCAGTGATTTCTTTTTTACTTTCCTTCATTTCTAGAACATCTGACAGCTCTAACAAAGCTTTTAACTTATCACTATCCTTATCACCTAGCTCTGCTATTTCTTTTATACCTGATAAAACAAATTCTTCATTAATATTTAATTTAGCCAATAAAGGCTTTAATTCTTCTTTCAATGCAGTTCTAATCCTTTCTGTCTTTACTAAAATATTAGCTTGCATTTTAGCATAGCTTTTATCGTCTGTTTTATATGAACGTAAATAAGCATCTACTTTATCCATTCCCATAGCTACAAACTGTGCAAACATTGCTTCTCTTGGAGTTACATCTTTTCTATTTTTTAATGTATTCTCAGAAGATAACTTGCCTGACACTGTATAGATATTTTCTCTTCTGTCTGTATCCATAGTATATTCAGGTTTTGCAATGTATGTTCCAGTGCATGTACCAATATACTTTAATATTTTTTCTATATTCCTGGGCCTAGCTAGCTCTCCTGAACGCAATATTTGTATAATAGCGCCATCATCTGCCAGTACCCAGTCTCCTATCTCTCCAAGCCTCCAGTCTTGTAAGTACACTATAGTTGAAGGCACCTCCTCTAATGATTCATATACTTTATGTACTACTTTTTTTATAGTATATTCTCTCATGCTTCTCCTACCTCTCCTTTTGACAGCATATCTTTAAGTTCTTCATCTGAAAAATAACCATCCTCATACTCTATTAAAAACTCTTCTTCGTTTAAAATCTCTTCATTAGATAAGTGTTCTTGGATGTATTCAATCTCTTCTGACTCTTCATTATAAGCTATAGTCAAAGTATATATTTTCATCTTTCCTCCAATCTAGACCGCTAAGGAGCCCTTAGGCTCCGTTGATTGTAAGGTTAATTACAAACAATATACCACATAATTTACATAGTTTATTTTTTAAATGCAACAAGTATAAACTTTAGTATAAGTCAATTAACTATGATTTACTATATTTGGTAAAACTCGATTGCAGTTCCAAAGACCATCATACATTATTATTGTGCTCAGGTACATTTTCTTTCTCCTTACTAGGATTTCTTAATTCCTGTTTTTCTTTTAGGTAGTCCATAAACTCTTGCTTTTTATTTATAAAGTCTAAAAAATCACTTAACAATTCTGACACCATTGTTACTTGCTGCATGTTTTGGTTTATCATCATGTGCAGGGTATCCATGGCTCTGAATTGGTCCCTTTTCGTTGGGTTCTTTTTCTTCATTGTCTGCTCCTATATGACTATGTATAACTGCACAATAACTAGGGCAGCTATAATATTTAGGCTTTTTATTTTCTAGGGTATCTAATATTCCAAAGAGTAAGCCAATTAACATACCAAATATTAAGTCATTACCTACCATAGCTCAAATCACTTTTTATTGTTATACAGCTCTTCTCTGAGCTTATTTAACAAATCAAATGCAACCTTAATCTTTTCTTTTAGAACTTCGACATCAGATTGGATTCTGGTTATAGTGACAACAACCATAATAAATGCTGCTAATTGAGACCAGTATTGTTCTATAAATGACATTTAAGTCCCCCTTTCTTAATAGTTAATATATAGGCTTTGCGTTAACTTTCAAAATAGGTGTCCCTCGTCACAAGGGAAGGGTATGTGAGGGTACTATCAAAGTTTTCAAAAATTGTAGGATTTTAGTATTCGACTTAATTCATATGGTTACCCCAGTGTAATAGGATTTTTCCAATTTTAAATGGGTTAAAAATGGTTTTAATCTAAAATGTCTAAACATATAGAAAGGGATAGACAATTATGTCAAGTGCTAAAAAAGTATCTAAATTCGTAGCTGAGAACTTTAGCTTAGGAGTGAAACGATGGAGCGACAAAACTTGGAATGGTACAGCTCCAGAGGGTTGTTGGTTCTACTCTACAAACACCAGTGCTGGTTCTTCTTCGCTAGAGGGTGCCAATGGTAGTAGGGTTATTCGCATCAAGGCTGAAACAAATGAACCAAAGCCTGATACAATTCTCTTACAGGTTCCAGGTGGGAAGCAAGGTGGAGCAAGTCTTCCTGAATCAGTTTACTTCGGTCATCACGAATCGAATGCTGGTGTAGTCATGTCTGTTGAAGAGTTTGAAAAGGCAAAGGGTCTTGTTCAGACTGGTGTTCCAGCTTTAGATAGCAGTGTTCAGCAACAAGTTGGCGCTTAGCCTTCTCGTTAGCATACTTACAGGTTCTTACTCGCATCTCTGTGTGCGGGTAGGTTCCTTTGAGTTTTAGCATAAACAGCACTAAAACAAGGAATAAATAATACCAATGAAAATATATATCGTATACTCTAACTCTGTTGAATTTACTGAAAACAATGACCAATATCTTATGCCGTGTATCCAAGCTATCTTTAATGATAAGACACAAGCTGAGCGTTATTCTGATGAACTTACTCATCGTATGGACTCTGGTTATTATTCTGCTGAA